CCCTGAAGAGGTAGGCGTCGGCGGTTCGAGTCCGTCCATCACCACAATGACCTCGTAGCTCAGTTGGTTAGAGCACCTCACTTTTAATGAGGGAGTCAATGGTTCGAGTCCATTCGGGGTCACAATAATAAAGTAAAAAATGTACAATAAAATGATTACCTTTATCGTGCAAAAATAACTTTAGTATGCTGCGGTAGTGAAGAGGTTAACACGTATCACTTTCTATGATAAGGCCGGGGTTCGATTCCCCGTCGCAGTACCAAATACAAGTTAGGCTATGGCAGCCAAATGGTCTCCAAAACCATAGGAGAAGGTTCGATTCCTTCAATTTGTGCAAATTTAAAAAACAAATATTATGGCAAAAGGAATTTTAGAATTTGATTTAAATGACCCAGATGATGCTATGGCACATTTAAGATGTGTAAAATCAACAGACATGGCATTATCATTATGGGATATTATTTACGAAGTTAGAAAAGGAACTAAACGTGAACTAGAAGGTAACGAAGCATCAACCGATGCTGAATTTGAATTACATGAAAAAATATTCAATAAAATATTTGAAACACTTGATGAACGTGACATTAATATTGATAACTTAATTAATTAAAATCATGGAAACCGAAAAATTAGAGTTTATTTTGAAAATGCAATCACAAAATGAACAGATAAAAGAAGAAAGAAAGAAACGGGTAAAAGAATATTGGGAAACACTACCAAAAATTAACAACCCAACCGATGTTCCTGAGCTACCAAGAGTGGATATACAGGAATGGAAAGATTTCTACGTTCCAAAACTAATAGAAGCTGGTGCGATTGCTAAAAAAGATTTAATTGAAGGTCAGATCTATATTGGTGATCACAGACGAGCAACTGTCGCTAAATGGGTTGGAAAAGAATTCGTTTATAACAGAGAAAAATTTGGTAACATTTATGAAGATAAATGTAATCACTTTGAAGACGATGATGGTTTTGCATTATTTGTCCCAATTAGATTTGGTACTGAAGAAGAATATAAACAAAATCGTCTATTATAGATGGTAATTGGATTTATGGTGTAACGGATAGCACCTAACACTACGGATGTTAAAGTTAAGGTTCGAATCCTTATAGATCCTCAAAAATGGTTAAGTTGGTCTTGGAGGCCGGTGTGACTGCAAATCTCACGGAGTTGGTTCGATCCCGACCTTAACCTCAAATACATGGTGATTGTAGCTGAAATGGTAAAGCACCTGATTGTGGTTCAGGCGATTGTGGGTTCGATTCCCACCCTTCACACTTATATTGCGGGATGCGTAGAAAATGGTCATCTCATCGGTCTCATAAGCCGAGGTTCTGGGTTCGAGTCCCAGTCCCGCAACTTTTTTTAAAAAAAAATATGTATTTTATTTTTTTTATTGAAAAACATTTATACATTTGCAAAAGAAATATAGCGGGGTAGAGCAGAGGTAGCTCGGAAGGCTCATAACCTTTAGGTCGTCGGTTCGAATCCGGCCCCCGCAACCAAGTTTTCCAATATTGTACTTTAACAAATTTGGTGGTGACCCGGTGTATTAATGCCCCCTTAGCTCAATTGGTAGAGCAGCTGTTTTGTAAGCAGCAGGTTATTGGTTCAAATCCGATAGGGGGCTCTTTGTTTTTTTTTAATTTTTGTTATATTTATATGTATAAAAACATTTAATTATGGGAAATTTTAATAACGAAAAAAAACACCACTACATTTATAAAACAACCAATAAAATAAATGAAAAGTTTTATATTGGAATACATTCAACAAATAATCTAAATGATGGTTATTTAGGAAGTGGGTATAAATTAAAAAGGTCAATTAACAAATATGGTAAAGAAAACTTTAAGATTGAATACTTAGAATTTTTTAATACTAGAACCGATTTAGTTAATAAAGAAAAGGAAATAGTAAATGAAGATTTGTTAAAAGACACAATGTGCATGAATTTGGTTTTTGGTGGTAATGGTGGGCATGTAAGTCCGGAGGGTGTTAAAAATGGTGGTAAATATAGCGGAAACTTACATTCAATTAGAATTAAAACCGATGATGAATATAGAAAACACCACACAGAAAGATTTGTCAATATAGTTAAAAAATGTTGGGAAGAAGGTAAATATAAAAATAGACCTGATTGGACTGGTAAAAAACACAAAGCAGAAAGTAAAGAAAAAATAGGATTGGCCAGTTCATTAAAACAAAAAGGAGAAGGTAATTCTCAATTTGGCACATGTTGGATAACTAATGGTACTGAAAATAAAAAAATAAAAAAAACCGATAAACTTCCAAAAGGTTGGAGTTATGGTAGAAGATAAAACATAGGATTAATTACCCTATGTCTGACAGGTTCGAAACTGTCGATTGATTATGGTGTAAAGGCGCACAGAGGAACGGAGTATATGGTGTTAACGTAGAAAGGGGACTCAGGATTAAGGTTCGAATCCTTTTTAATCAGCAAAACAAATGAAGACTGTGGTGTGACCCCACGGTATATGAATCCCAAAATGGTCCTGTTGAAGCCGGAATAGTCATACAGGTCAGGGTAGAGTCGCTATAAGTCGGGAGTAATTAACCAATTGACGAAAATGTGGCCACCGATTTATCGGTCATGATGCACAGAGGGTGTGAAAAATTTGTTTTAATTTGGTCTCATAGTTAATCGGCTATAATATTGCCCTGTCACGGCAAAGTGCCGGGTTCGATTCCCGGTGGGACCGCGGTGAGTAAGAGATACTCAATAGATTTGACATCGTTTCTTAAACAAAGATGTAGTTGACGCCCAAAACAACTTAAAAGATGGGGTCGTGGGGCTAAAGACAGTCAACAAGTCTCCCAGTAGTTGTGACGTTTTAAGCGGTAAGACGCGATGGGTTTTTCAATAGGAAAAACTATGGATATCTACTCACTCGAATCTCAAGGTGGGACAATTGGAAGAGTGGACAGTTGGTTGTCGAGCGGTCTTGAAAACCGTCGCTCGGAAACGGGTTGCAGGTTCGAATCCTGTCTCTTCCGCAATTCGACGACATTTAGGGTGATTTAGTATCTAGATTACTCTTTGTAACGATTACGTGTTTAACCGATATACCGTGTTAAACTTTAAGTTCGACAGGTAAAAACTAAGTGGTTCGGAATTTGACTGAAACAAGGTGACTTGGTCTTTGAAGTATTCAAACGATTTATCGTTGTAGGTACTGAATAACAAGAAGATAAACTAAGAACATCATCGTATGAAGTTTACCTAGAGAAATTTATAAAACGATGACTGCTCGGAAAGACGGGCTCATTTATGATCAGGTGGCGAAATGGTAAAGCGCTCAAGGCATTGGGAGATGCGGTTCGAATCCGTTGTTGTAGGAGGCATCCGAAGCGAGTATGGTACTATTGTAGGTTCGATCCCTACCCTGATTACAGGTCGTCTTTTTACATTGCTCCCGTTTGTGAGTTAACTTTAGAGACGTAAAAAACATAAAGTAATGCGATTCAAATCCTTTTGGAGTTTATGGTAAAACACCAGTCCATTTCCTTACCGAAGGAGGTTTCCGGACTTAAAATAGAAGCCTCAAACGTCAGTGAGAAGTAGGGACATATAAGTTTTACCTGAACTTTGTCCCGAATTGGCCCTGTCGACTATCGGTTAGGTCGCCAGGTTTTCATCCTGGAAAGTCGGGTTCGACTCCCGGCAGGGCTACTAAACATTATTAATATGAAAAAATTAATTTTATTATTGATTGTGATTACCTTTATGAGTGGATGTACGGTATTACCGGGTAAATTATCAACTCACGAAAGAAAATTATGGATACATCAAAATTATCCAAAGAAATATTACTATAAACAATACCCTAATCGTCGGGAGAGAATAAGACGAGGAAGAACATACTCACCATATTTTAGAAATGGTAGATATTAACTAAATTAATTTACAACTAAAGAGACATTGACTTAGTAACCCTGTGGTGGCACACATAAACTGTATCAGTGAAAAGTTGAGGTGATAGACCACCATGTTGTAAATTATTATTTTATTCACCTAATATTTATAAGCATGGCAAAGTTTACAATTACAGAAGAAGAAAAAGACGAAATATTAGGTCAACATAAAAAAGAGGCATCTGATGATTCGGAATCAAGACGTGTATTAGACACAACATTAAGTAGCATGGATTTTACTCGTTTAAAATCTAAAGGATTAACACCTTACTACTTTGACCGTGATTCAAACAATTTTGGTATAGTTGAATTAAATAAAGTGGTTAAACCGTCTGCGTTTAATAAACCAAAAGAAGTGTTTTTATTAACACAAGATGAGTACGAGAAGATCAAAAAATTATCCGATAACATAAAGGAAATGGTCAGTCTTAAATTGAAACAAATTGAATTATATAAAGAATATATTCCTGCTGTTATGCAAGAAATAATAAAAAAAAATAAAAAATAATAAAAAATATTTGGTTTCAATTGAAACTTTTAATATATTTGCATATACTTATTAAACGATGAAGAATTTAAATAACATACAACTATTGTCTAACAGACCCCTTAACAGTGGTAATGGGTATGGTGTGCAACCGTTATATCAAATAAGTTCGGATATTAATACAATGTAAATTTAATACATAATATATTTTAAACCCGGACAAATTAAAAAATGTTCGGGTTTTTTGTTTTAGTTAGAAAAATTATTACATTTGTATCGTTCTTTGACATTGTGAGAAAGTTTAAATGCCCAGGTGATGAAATTGGTAGCACATGCCAGACTTAAAATCTGGTGGGCCGTAAGGCCCGTGCGGGTTCAAGTCCCGCTCTGGGTACGAAGCTTAGTTCGTACTATACTCGCGAAGAGGAGGAAGTGCATTTTTGGTTCCATAGCTCAATTGGATAGAGCAACACACTTCTAATGTGTAGGTTTCAGGTTCGATTCCTGATGGGATCACACCGGTGGTAGTTTTGAGGTTGACGAATTCTACATAAAAAAAATAATTCATCCACTACTAGGTGTGGGAAAGTTGGTAATCCGCGTGGTTTGGGACCACGAGACCGCAAGTTCGAGCCTTGCCACTTAGACGAGATGGTGATCAACCAATTCCGCGACCAAAATGTATACAAAACAGTGGAAGGTGACAAACGGGGAAAGACCCGTACACACCCAGATGGCGTAATGGTAGCCGCGCCGGTCTTAGAAGCCGGTGTCGAAAGACGTGAGAGTTCGAGTCTCTCTTTGGGTACAAAAATTGGCCTGTCGTATAAGGGTTATTACGGTTGACTGTTAATCAACTTATGAAGGTTCGATTCCTTCCGGGCCAGCAAAAAGTTTAACCATATAAGGTCGAATAAGATGACAGACGAAAGTTATCTCTTGAGGGTAAAATGAAAAGATTAGTAGAGTGGTACTACGGGGTGACGGCCCAGTCGCAGGTTCGATTCCTGTATCGAAGTAATTTGAGTGTAAAGGTAAAAGGTATTAATAGCGGTCTAAAAACTGGGTTAAACTTTGATATGGGAGCATCGCATAGCGGCAATTGCAGAAGACTGTAAATCTTCCCTCTCCGAGTTCGTAGGTTCGAGTCCTACTGCTCCCACAATTATTAATTAAAATGAGTTACCTATCTGATGAGGGAATCAGGGCCTGCCGGTAAGCCAGGTGTCGAAAGACTGAGGTTAGTAAGTGTTATCAAAACTGCAGTAATGATACATATGGTTCGAATCCCCCGTAACTCACAAAAAAACAAATTATGGCGACATTAGAAACACAGTACAAGGATTTTTTGGTTAAAAACCCAACTTCAACATTTACATTTGAAGAATGGAAAAACGACCACGGGGTTAAGATTGCAAAAGCAGTTGAACGTTCTTCCTCACTTAAGAAAATTATTGATGAGATTAGAACACCCGAATACAAGGAGAAAAGACTGAAGGAAAGAATGGAATCAAAAGAAAGATTAACGGCAGAGTATCAGTTTGGGTATTATGTTGGTGAAGAAATTGTAACAAGACATTTACCAACGATCACAACAGATATGCAAAGGTCTCGTAATCAAATTAAGGTTTCAGATGAAGATGCGGCTGAAAGTGAACGTTTACATGATGAGTGGTGGAACACTGGGAAATATCGTAAGAACCATGATGAGGCAGTAAATAAAGAGCATTGGAAAGCATACCGTAAACATTATGTGTCATTAGAAAAAAAATATCTTCCAAATCCACTTAAATGTAACATCGATTTATTGAACATTCGTGATGAGAAAGAATTCAAAGATGGTTTAATTCATTCATTATGGAATTGTGATATGTGTACTTACAGTTTAAAACCTGAGGACATTAAGATCTATGATGATGAAGATTTATTTTTCACCATAATTGAATTTGTTCTAAGGGATGATGAGCAAAGATAATAATTTGGACTTATAGCTCAGATGGTTAGAGCAGGTCGCTCATAACGACAAGGTCACAGGTTCGAGCCCTGTTTGGTCCACAAAATTTGGAAAGTTAGCTCAGTTGGTTCAGAGCACCTCGTTTACACCGAGGGGGTCATAGGTTCGAATCCTATACTTTCTACTAAGATGAATAGAACACACACGGTGTTAGTGATTGCAATTAAAAGTTCTCATATCGGTATTAAAAGTCCGATGTTCATCTTAAAACGCAGAAGTAGCTCAATTGGTAGAGTTCTAGACTTCCAATCTAGTTGTTGCGGGTTCGAGCCCCGTCTTCTGCTCCGTGGAACTTTTGTTCTTTTTCTTGGTATTTATTATTAAAGAATAGTAAATGCCAAGAAGACAAAAGGATTATCATTACATTTATAAAACAACAAATTTAATAAATGAGAAATATTATATTGGAATGCACTCAACTGATAATTTGAACGACGGATATATCGGTAGTGGTAAACAATTATGGTATTCAATAAACAAATATGGTAAAAAGAATTTTAAATGTGAAATTTTAGAATTTTTACCTGATAGAATTAGTTTAAAAGAAAGAGAAAAAGAATTAGTTAATGAAGAACTTTTACAAGATGAAAAATGTCTTAACCTAGCCTTTGGTGGTGAAGGTGGATTTATATCGGTAGAAGCTTATAAAAAAGGGGCTAAAAGAATGTTAGAAATTATTTGGAAAGATGAAGATTTTAGAAAAAGAAAATCAGAATGGAAATCCAAACATTCAAAAGAATTATGGGAAAAAGGTATATTAAAATATAAAGATAATTGGTCCGGTAAAAAACATAGAGAAGAAACTAAAAGAAAAATTGGTGAAGCTAATTCAATAAAACAAAAGGGTGAAAATAATTCACAATATGGTAGTTGTTGGATTACAAATGGGATTGAGAATAAAAAAATAAAAAAAGGTGACATTATCCCAAATAATTGGTGGTTAGGTAGAATAAATAAATTGTCGGTGCCCAAAGGGTAAAGGACGTGGTATGGGACTTGTTCCCTCAAACTCAATACCGTAAGTTGAGCGGCCAATCTACGGGATTGGCTTTATTGTCCGATGGTGTAATGGTTAACACAACTGTTTTTGGTACAGTCGTTCCAGGTTCGAGTCCTGGTCGGATAACAAAAGGAAAGTTACCCAAGTTGGTGAAGGGGTCACATTGCTAACGTGATAGGGTGTAACAGCCGCGAGAGTTCGAGCCTCTCACTTTCCGCAATTAATAATAAACTTGAAACAATGGATATCATAAATAGAAAAGTTAAATTCGAATATGAAGTAATTGAAACATTTACCGCCGGCATGAAATTATTTGGAAGTGAGATCAAATCAATTCGTGCTGGTAAGGTATCCATGGTAGATACCTTTTGTTTCTTTAAAGAAAATGAATTATTCGTTAAGGGAATGAACATATCAAATGATGGTGTTGTTTTCGCTCCCAACGCAACAAGAGATCGTAAATTATTATTGAATAAAAAAGAATTAAAATCTTTAAATAATGATTTAGTAGATGGTTTGTCTATCATCCCTTACCGAATATTTCTTAACGAAAACGGGTTTGCTAAGTTAGAAATCATATTAGGGAAAGGAAAAAAATTATATGATAAACGCCAGAGTATCAAGAAGAAAGATATTGAAAGAGATTTAAAAAGAGAAAATTTTTAATTTTTTTTTAAAAAACGCTTTGTTTTTCGGAAAAAGTGTTTTACATTTGCACACAACATTACAACAACAATAATTAACAACATAATTTTACAACATGGAATTGACAAAAAACATCGTCGCCTTACAAAAAGGTCTTGTAGTACCATCTAACGACGGGATGGATAATAGAATAGCTGTAGCAACAGTACAATCACACTTAATGGGATTGGGTTACATGTTAGATCAAGACGCATTCGCAGAATTAGCAAAATCAGATTTATCGGTTATTGAAAACTTCAACAATGAAGTAATCGCGTACTTAAATAATATTTTAGGTGGTAAACGTGAATATAAACCATTGTACAAAAACTTTCCACAAGAAGTAATGTCAATGAGTGACTTTGAATTATACTTCAACGCAATCATACATTACTGGTCAAATGGTACTTGGGAACCATCAACTGCTGAATTTGAAAAATCAATTAAATTTGAGAACATCAAATACACAATGATTGGTTACGCTACTGAAGAAAGATTTTCAAGAATTTTTACTGATTTAGTTTCTATTAACACATCTTTGATGCCACAAGACATGGCAATTATTCAATGGTTTGTGAATAGCGGTGAGAAACTTGTTTTCCCAGATGTTATTCCATTCAAAGAGAATCTTTGTACATTGGCATCGATGGGGATTGAAGGTTTGCCGGTTAAAACAACAACAGATGTTTTAAGAATCGCTGTGTCATTATCTGGTGGGGATATTTCATTACCTAAATTACCATTTAAAGAAGTTCGAGCAAGTCGTTGGTCTACTCAAAAAGTAGCTAACCCAATTAGAGATTTGTTTAAATTTAAAAAGTTCACTCGTAAAGAGAGAAAATACCTTTTAGGTTTATTGGAACAAACTAATTGTGACGCTAGAGAAATGGTTCTTAGAGATCAAAGATGGGTTCGTTTAGGTGAAATTTTACATCCTGGTGAATATGCTTCTCGTTTTCCAAAAGCGGCCGCTGCATTTAACAAGATCAGAAATGAGAAAGTTAAATCATGGTACGGTATATTGGATGATTCATTCAAGAGAAGTTTGGAAGATGGGTTGAAAGTTCTTGCACAAAGACCAGGTGAGTTCTCACGTAGAATTGATTGGTTAATTAGAACTAACCCTAAAGATCTTGATTTAATTCTTGGGTATTTTAACGAAGCTGTGAAAACAACTTCTAATAAAGTATTGTTTGAAGTATATGGTCATTTCGAAGGTCGTTTAGAACCAAATAATAACCGTTCAGTTATGGTTAAAGGGGCGAGAAAACGTACTGAGTTACCTTCTTTACCTGCCATTAAACCGGAGATTGTTGAAACGATACATTCTAAATTGTTTGAATCACTTAGAGATAAGTTTTCAACTTTAGAACCATTGGGTAATTGTTGGATTGATGAAGAATTGAAAAAGATTCCGTTACCAACAAATATGAGAAGTATGAACTTCACAACTAAACCAATTTTACGTGGTCAAAGAACGCCATTGGATAACCCTAATGCGAAAGTTATTAGACCGTTTATTCACTGGTTCGACAAAACTGGTAATGAAGATTTGGATTTAAGTGTTACTTTTGTTGGTGATTCAACTAATGTACTTTCTTTCAGTAATATGAAACATGGTAATTCTGTTCACTCTGGTGACGTTAGACATAGACAAGGGGCTTGTGCTGAGTATATTGATATTGATATTGCTGATGCAAAATCACGTGGAGCTAAATACGCGATCATTGATGTGAGAAACTACAATGGTCGATCATTGAAATCTGTGGAATCAATGTTTGGTATTATGGAAAGAGAATTCCCAGAATCAAATAAAACTTGGTTGCCAGAGACTATGGTTAATGCACAATTATTGGAATCTGAATCATCTAATACATTAATTGCTATTATTGATTTATACACTAAGGAATACATTATGTTAGATATTGATTCTGATGGCGCAGTTACAGCAAGAGGTGACGTTAAGAATACTTTGAAGATGATTGAGCAATATGCAAAACCACCAAAGGTAAGTGTATATGATTTAGTTCTATTACACGTTGAGGGAAGAGGTAGACAAGTAACATTAGATTCTAATGTTGACACCTACTTCAAATTCGAAGACTTTATGACTTCGTATGAACAAACAGGAAAATTAATGGGTGTGTAACATCACCCATTATTAAAATATATTGTGGCTATGTGCTATGTTACTTCTAAACTTTTAATTGGTAAAAACATACATACACTCTTTCCACTTTTTTAAAATATTATTGCGGCTACGTGAGATTCCAATAGGATAACCAACACCAATTACTTGAGACGGGATGTTTCAACTGATTGGATACAGATAGGGGAAAGTACAGGAACAAAGGTCTTACTTCTAACATACATAAAAGATAACACGTTAGACACACTTTTTCCGCAAAACTTATAAACGGCTATACATATTCTTACTTCTATCCAAACTTTTAATTTGACAATAGATTTGTAGTTTCCGTTTTTTATTACGTTCTTTGAAAAAAATATTTGGCTATAGCTTGTGTTACTTCTATATGGTTAATCTTGGTTCGAATCCAAGTCATACCTGTAACAGGGTAAGATTTTTACACAACTAATCTCCAAATACATTATATTTTAATGGCTATGTGGGCGTGAATTGGTATAATATATACATAACAACCACGGACTGGTTACTTCTACATCATCTGCGGGGAACTCAGCTTCGCCGCAACCATAACAATTAACCAGCACAGTTTCCATTAAAATTTTAAATCGGCTACACAAAATCTTACTTCTATATCAAACTACAAATTTGACTTTTTATAGATTAGTGATTTCCGATTAATTTAAAATGAGGGTGGTAGCTCAGTTGGTAGAGCACGTATTCACTGGTTTAATTACCGTTTATATGGCTATATTCACAGTTACTTCTATTAGGCTGTTAACCTCGTGGTCGTGAGTTCGAATCTCACCCACCCTCCTATAATAAACAATAAACAACAATTAAAACAACAAAAAATGGCAACATCAAAAACAACAGATGAAAAAGTAAGAGAATTGTTCAATACAGTTCAAGAAAAAAAATTAGCGATTGAGAAAGCAGAAAGACCATGTTGGTTAACTGGCGGTATGTTTGGTTATTCACCAAATTCAGCTCATGAGCGTGTAAACATTCAAACAATATTAGATACAAGGAAACTTGTTGACATGTATGCGTTTCTATTAGATCGTAAAAATAAATCTGAAGATGCTAGTAAAGAACTAGGCGTTGATTATAATTTTACATGGTTAGGATTTACTTTAGATGAATGGAAGAATGACTTCCAAACAAGAGTTAATCAAATTTCAATTCAAGAAAAACGTAAAGAATTGGCCGAAATTGAAGCTCGTTTAAATGCAATTATTTCACCAGAATTAAAAGCACAAATGGAACTTGAAGCAATTTCTGAGATTCTTGGAAAATAGTTTCTTGGTGTCTTAAAACCAAGTGGTGGAAGCGTCGTCCTTAAACTGTCGGCCCCAATAAAGGATCAAAGAAATTTGGTCCTTTTTTTTGTTTTTTAAATAAAAAATAGTATATTTGACATATGAGAGTTACACTTATTTCGGATACCCACACAAGACATGGGTTAATTCCAATGGACGATTTACCTGGTGGTGATCTATTACTTCATGCGGGAGACCTCATGAATTCTGGTTATAATAAAAACGATATTGAAGATTTCTGCACATGGTATGATTCACTAAAACAATATGATAATAAAATATTCATTGGTGGTAATCATGATAGAATGTTCCAAGATGACCCTGAAAAATCTATGGAAATTGTTAAATCATATAAAACGATTGATTATTTACAAGACGAGTGGATTAAGGTTGGCGATGATGATAATATGGTCAAAATATACGGTTCACCTTGGCAACCAGAATTTTATGGTTGGGCGTTTAATTTACCTAGAAATGGTATTGAGCTAGCTGGTAAATGGGAAGCTATTCCTGATGACACTGATATTCTTATTACACATGGGCCAGCACATGGCACGTTAGATACCGTTGTAGGTAGACCTTGGGATGCTTTAGGTTGTGAATTATTGACCGAAAGAATCGAACGTTTAAAACCAAAGATCCATTTGTGTGGGCATATACATAGTGGTTATGGTTACGAATTTAAAGATGGTACCCATTTCTTCAATGCATCAGTATTAGATGAGAGATATGAATACACACAGAAACCAATGACTTTTGATTGGAATCCAATTACAAATACAATAAATTTTATATAGATGAATAACACAGTTTCAGTAGTAATCTCAACAAGAGAGATTAATGACGAGTACATCAAGCACGTCAGTAAAGCATTTTCACACCCTAAGACAGAAATTATCGTTTTTGAAAATAGTGGCGAGTATTCTTTACCACAACTTTATAATAAAGCATTAGATGAAGCTCAGAATGATATCATTGTTTTTATGCATGATGATTTGATTTTAGAAACTTCTAATTTTACTAACAAAATCATTAAGATGTTTGAACGTAACCCAGAATATGGTATTATTGGGATTGCTGGGACAACAGATCTTTTGAATGGTAAGTGGTGGGATTTGAAAGAATCGATGGTCGGTCAGGTTTCACATGTAAAAGATGGTAAACGATGGACAAACAAATATTCTGGAACATTCGGAACTGATTTAAAAGAAGTCGTAACTATTGATGGTTTATTATTCGCGGTTAGTAAATCAAGAATTAAAGAACGTTTTGATGTTGAATTCCCGGGGTTTCATTTTTATGAAGTACCATTCTGTTTAACCAACCATGTTAATGGTGTTAAAGTTGGTGTTACAACACAACTTAAAGTGACTCATAAATCAGTTGGAGAAACAAACGAACAATGGGAAGAAAACAAAAAATTGTTTGAAACCAAATTCAAAGATATTTTACCAGTTAGATTAACCGATAATAAAACACTTGCTGAGAAAATGATTATTGATTGGGATAAAGTTGGTGTTGCTATGGTCACATATAATTCTGAAGATAGAATTAAACAAAGTGCATTTACTGTTCCAGACAAACTTAAACATTTTTACATTGTTAATGATGGTACACCATATTCTGAAGGTTGTTACCCGGAAAATGCCACGATAATCCAACATGAAACAAATAAAGGGGTCGGTGGGGCAAAAAACACCGCATTACAAGCATTAATGGACGCTGGGTGTGAACATTTATTCTTAATGGAAGACGATGTCTTAATTAAGGATTCAAATGTATTTGACGCTTATATTCTAACTTCGGTTATTACAAATGTAAAACATTTAAACTTTGCATTGCAAGGACCAGCAAACATGAAAAGAAAGGAAGGCTTTGAATCATTAGCTGGTGGATCGGAACCAAATCCAAGACAGGTAATCAAATATCCAGAAGGAATTGCTTTAGCGTTATATCCAAATTGTGTTGGTGCATTTTCATATTATAGAAGAGAAGTTATTGAAACAATCGGCATGATGGATCCTGGTTTTAAAAATGCTTGGGAACATGTTGACCACACATATATGGCGGCTAAAAAGAATTTAACAACACCATTCTGGTGGTTTGCTGATATTGCTGATTCTGGTAACTTTTTAGATAACATTGAAAATTGTATTGAAGAATCAACTATTAGAACATCTGAAACATTCTCTGATGATTTTAAAAACTCATCAATGCATTTCTTGAAAAAACATAAGATGATGCCGAGAGAAATCCCATTAGCTAATCCAGAGCAAATCAACGGATTAATACAATTTTTGTATTCTTCTAGATAAAGATATATTTATAAATAAAATAAAAAACTAAAATACTATGACTATGTTACTAATTATCCTTGCAGGTTTATTAATAGGTGCTTCAACTATCTACTTTTTAATGAAGAAAAACGTTATTAAAGACGAAGACAATAATGGAATTCCAGATTCAATCGATGAAAAAATCGCTGACGTTAAAGAGACCGTTGAGGTGGCTAAGAAAAAAGTTAAACGTGTTAAGGAAGAAGCCGCAGATGTTGTTAAAGCAGCTAAAGAAGTTGTTAAACAAGCTAAAGATGTTGCAGATGCTGCTAAAGGTGAAACTAGAAAAGGTAGAAAACCAAAACAAAAATAATTTTTGATACTTTTAATAATAAAAAGGGTTAAGATTTTGTTTTAACCTTTTTTTTTATATCTTTGCATAAATAAATTTACCTAATGGGGATGTCTTGGAATTGATTTCAGGTGTCAGGGGTAAATGGCACGTAGTCAGACTTCATCTATGACTTAAATACATGGTGGAAACTTTTAGACGGAAACGTTTACAACAACATGGAAGTAGCTGGTTTACTAGCAACTTCTGAAGTAGCAGTAGCCTAAGCGCTAAACTACACCGGGTCGAATAGTATATAACCTAGGAACAGAAGCTATCAAGGTGCGGTATCACCCTAAAATTACCAGGAGTCTCGTTCAGGGTGCTACTTTAACACAAGTGAATCCGACACAGTTATTGGTAACGATGTCAAAATAGGAACCAATTATTTGTCAGTTGAGAATTAACTGAATAAACGTGTAGTCATTTATTGTTGAGCAGGAAAGACAGCGGTTCGAATCCGCTCATCTCCACTAAAATAACCTATCTTCGGATAGGTTTTTTATTTGGTACCTATATAAACGAACAAAAGGTCCTAAGACCCTTTGCCGAGATAAGTAACACCTCCTTTTCGTTTAATTTTCAAGTTATTGTTTAACGGTGACCAAACCGCTTCAACTCTAACTATAAATATCTAACTTTAACTATTTCTTTCTAAAATCTAACAAAGATTTACGTAATAATTTCTTTACTGATTCTTGTAAGATATCTAACTTTTCTTTTTCTTTGATAATAACACCATCAGTGCCTTGAATATTATCTGGTTGTGTTGCCGTAACTGCTGGTTCAACTTTTGTTGCATCAGATTTACCACCTAACAACGCAATAATTGTTTTCGAGCCAACAATACCATCATCCTTTAAACCATTATCTTTTTGGTATTTCTTAACCATACCATCGGTTTTTGGTCCGAAATTTCCGTCTGATTTACCAGAATTACTAACGTCATTATAACCTAAACCAATTAAAAGATCTTGAATCTTAGTAACTATAGAACCTTTGGCTCCAATTTTAACAGATTTAGTTCCGTTTTTTATATCACTAAGTTTTATTGATATGGTATTAGAGCCAACACTAGCCTCACTATTTGAGTTTTTAACCCACTCTTTTGTTTTAGATGAATAAGAGTATCCATCATCTGTGTTAATTCTGAAGTTATTGTTACCCTCGCACACCCATTTACCTTTAAACGAGTTGGACGTTGTTGGTGACTTAACGTTCCCTTCTTTCACTCTGAAATCACCATCACCCCAAAAAAACCATTTCTGATTCTCAAGTTTTATCGTTACTTGTTTTGGGTCACTTGTTTTTTTAACCCTATTGTCACCACTAAAAAGACAGCCAAAAACAGATGACTGTTGTGTTGTTTTAATTGGTGTGGTTGTTACGGTGTCTTTACCACTACCGCCACAATATGTTGAATTAGAAAATAAATCACAAGCATAAAAAGTAAAAAAATCTTTTAATGTTTTATGGTATTTTCCATTATTAATCATTGATTCCCATAATACTTTAACATTTTCTTCGTTTGAAAAATAGTTTTTAATGAATGAACCATAACTACCATTATAAAGTTTTAACTGTTTTAACCCCTGAAATAAACTAATTCTATTTTCTTCCATTATTAATTTTTATTTAGTTGTTTTTTTAATTCTTCTGGGTTATCAAAATTTAATTTTTCATCTGCATTATTTGTAAACTCACCACTTGATGATTTAAGGTTAGGTAATGATGGTAACGCATCCGATGCTTTAACCCCAGTTTCCCTCTCAAAATAACGCTTAAATGTCAAAACATATGCCGAACCAACTAGTGCTAAACTTATTAAAGTTTTCCATAATATTAATTGTACAGTCGTTTTACCAGCCTCCTTAACATTACCTGTTGGGTTTTTAGTAAATGACGCCCACCCACGTTGAATCCAACCATAATTTTTTTCATTTAAATATTTAACTAAACCATTCCCTTCTTTAATTATTTCACTAGTTGAAACATCAGCTAATCTTCCATATTCTAATTTCAATAGTTGTGTGATTTTATTATTAAAACCTAAAGCATCCACCCTATGCATAAATGCTGCAGCTTCTGGGCTAGATTTTGCGGTATTTAAAATGATTTCATCTGCATTTGGTGGTAATTCGTCAGTTGTAATTGGTTTAATATTATTTTTTGGTTTTGGTTTTAATACTGAATTTTGTTTAGGGGCGGCTGGTTTTGGTGCTGCTGGTTTAGGTACCATCGTTTTCCCACCAGCACTTGTAGAAACATTAGTTTTTGTTTTTCCCGACGCTAGTTTTGCTGCGCGATATGTTGACATAACATCACTAGTAAGTTCAGGATTAAGACCAACAGCTTCTAGTTCAAATGTTGCTTTTTTTGATCCAGAAATTGTGGATAAATTATATTTATTTAAAATCCCATTAATTTTTCTTTTTTGTTTTTCGTAAATAGTTTTTGCTAGAGCGGTTCTAACTGTCGACATTTCTGCTTTTCCAAGTATTGCTTGTATTTCTTGATCAGTTGCTCTAGCTAATTTTTTACCTAACTGTTTTTCAGTGGATGTTATTAAATTTTTTTCTAATGCACCGAATAAATTAGCTAACTGCTCCTCAATTACTTCAGAAGAACTTAATGATACCCCAATATTCATTATTTCTTTAATTCTGTTAATATCTTCTAATATTATGTTTCTATCCATTACTGTCTTTTATTTATTTTTTTTTATTTTTATTTTCTTTTAGGGACATATATACCATTCACTAACTCAAATTCATCATCTTTACGAATAGTAGGTTTTATTTTTGAATTAAATAATCTATTAGATAAATCATCTTGTGGTTGAACTAATTTATCATACACTTTATTATAACCATACCCAGCGGCGCCATAAACTGCTAAATCTTTAGCAATGTTACCTACGACTTTACCTGTTTTTTTCGCGGTATTTGTTGTTACTTTCTTTATCGCTTGTTGTTTTAATTTCTTTTCCGCGGCCAATCTGGCTGCTTTTATTGAAATTTCTTCTGCGGTTTTCTTAAGTTCTGTCTGAACTAACATTTTGTTTCTAGCGATACCATTTAGAACCGTAATTTCTTGTGGGTTTGTTATCTTTAACCCTTTTGATAATTTATCAGCTAACAATGTCATTCCTTTAGTCCCTAATTGTTTAACCCCCGGGATTTTATTTAATAACGTACCCACACCAGGTATAATTGCAAACATTGCAGATAAGCCAGCAGATTTCATATCACCTTCATCATAATAAAGTTTAGCGTCATAAAGACCAAATCCAGCCGCAACACCAATACCAATCCAACCAAGACCACCAGTTGCTAATCCAGCCGCAATACCTAAAATAGTGTTACGTGTATGAGGATCCATATTGATAATGTCATTAACTAATTTTTTATTATCAGCATTTGCTTTTTGTGCCCCAGCATATGTGCTATATTGTCTATCTAATTGTCTGGTAAATGCGGTTTCTTGTTCCCATAAAGTATTTGCTTTACCACGTGTTGGTTGAGTACCTTCCACGTCTTTCCATCTAGTTACCGCAATTTGATTTGCTGGACCACGATTAATCCCGCTCTCCCAATGTGGCATCCCGGTTTTCTTTTCCCCATCACTAGATGTACCAGATTCTGGTGCACCTTCTTCCCCCTCTTCACTAAGTTCCTGAGATTTTGCGTGTAATTTAACTAACTGTTGTAGCTGTTTTTCGCTAATTATTAATTTCATACTTTATAAATATCAATATATTTGGGTTTCTTTGATTGATATCTAGAAAATATACACATTTTAGATATTAAAATAAAGAATTATATCTAAGGTCTCTATTCATCATAAAGAGAAGGGTTCTCTTTCGCGAACATTTTGATATATTGACCTGCTTTAGCATTAGCTTCGTCTTCAATTTCACCCCCAATATCTGGTGGTTTTACATTCAGTCTACCTTGTTCAAATTGTTTGTGGTGTACCATTTCATGTGCAACACTACGCATAACGTCCACTAGCATCCTATTCTTACCATTTACACGAATGATTTTAGTCTCTGCAGCATAATTATAATGTGCGGTGGTTTTAAGGTCTTGTCGACCATTTTGAATCATAACCTTAGGTGATTTTTTTAGGTCTAGCTCTTTTTTAACGAATTTAACAAAGTCCGTTAAAAGTTCTTTCTGTTTGTCATTTAGGAATCCCATATTGATAAATATCACAAAATTTTTTCTTCAGGTAAACCATTATGCTTAATATATTCTTCTAAAACATCAATTATCGTGTCTTCATCAAGATCGTCAAGGTCTTCAATAATTGTTGGTGAATAATATTCGATATCAAGTCGGCTTAATGTCAAGACTCGATAAAAATCGTCACGGTCTTTCCTTGTTGAAAATTCAACATACAAATCCGTGTTTTCTTCGTTTAAGTAAAATTCTCGTATAACCATTTTAATAAAAATAAGTATTTTATTTTTTCACAAAAATCATTTTTTTATGTAATTCAAGATAGATATTTGATATATTTGTTATACTATGGATTGGTATTGTATAGATTATTTGTACCCAAGAGCATTCTCTAGATTTAGAGACGTAATGTTCCCTAATGTTGGAATTATTAGTATATCAACACTAGAATTTTATGATATAAAAAAGTTATACGGGTTTTTTGATAAAGAAGGGATCTATTTGACTACAGAAATGTATGGTAAAGACCAGTGGGGTTGCACCATATCTCTTTCAGGTATTGTTATCGGTTTAGGTGACGATTCAATGCGAACAAGAGAACAAATTGAAGGTGTTGGGTTCATGGAATGCTTTAAATTATTGGATAAACGGTTACACAATATTTGAACCACTATTTATCTGTATGTCAATATCTTTTTTATTACAAGCAACAAGAGTACTTCATGTGGGAAACTATGGTGAAGAAGAAATCAATACAATATATGATTTTCTACAAAATGTTGACAATGATGATATAAATGAGTATAATAGTAAATGTAGTGTATTGAGTTATGAAAATGATTTAGAACTATTCATTGAGATAATAAACGCCACGATAACCATTCTAGAAGAAATGGAAGAATATGAAAAATGTCGGGTGTTATTAAATAAAAAGCAGGAATGTTTAAACATAAATTCAAAAAAAAATTTAATATGAATGTATTCGGAATGTCAGATGAAGAAAAGAAGAAAATCTTAGAAAAACACAAAACGGCAACAAAAAACCATTATGTGAAAGTAGATGAAACTAAAAAAGGTTTACAAAAACCGGAAGATAAAAAAACCACCAAATAGGTGGTTTTCTTTTTTCTATAAACTAATTGTTGTTATTTCTTTAAAATCGGTATCACCATACCAATCATAAGAATGTCTAATTGCGATCGTATTTGACTTAGTGTTTAACACAAAGAACCCGTTTTTATTTGATTGTAATTTTTTAACTACAACACCTTCATCGGTGGTTATTTCAAATATGTGATCTAAAAATTCTTGTTCAACTTGTTCTAATCCCCAGTAATATTCGAAATTATACATCCCTTCACATTTGAATATCGACAAGGTAACCGGTATTTCCATTTCTTTGAAATTAACAACAAAACTAGTTTCATTAATAAGATCACCTGAACTAAACTCTAAGTACTCTAAATAACCCTTATATGTGTCTCTAACGGCAGGATAACTAACAAAGTGTAAGCATTCGGTTATCTTAATGTCGATTGGTTGGAAATAGGGTATTCTATATGCGTCAGATCTTAACGAAACATATCTACCGTCTACTTTAAACATATGTGCAAATGCCGATTGCTCAATCCAAGATGGGAAGTAATTCACACCATTTTTCAATAAATTACCTAGTGCATTTTCTATCGCATCCATATTGAAATAATCTTCTGATGGTATATAAATCAATCCGGTATTAACCCTCTCTAAAACTGGAATTTCTTCTTTTGGTTCGTTAAATGAATATGCACTCTGTACATCTGGATAGTAAAATGGGGTTTCAGTTTTAATATACTTGATAACATCTTCTGGTTTTCTTAAAAATAAAAGATCGGTATCCATACCTAAAACTTTCTTAGTTTTTGAAAAGAAGAAATAATCAAATAGTTTTATTTTATGCCATAAATTGATATGACTACTACCTAAACGATAACTCTTACAATTTGGGTGGTTTTCAATAAATGGTTTTATCATTTCATCAGCATCCGAACGTTTGATGACAATTATATTTTTAATTACACTTAATGCTTCGATGTCGGAATTCGTTAAAGATCCGTCATCATGTAAGTAAACCGGCATGTCGGCAAATTTTTCGAACTTTTGTAATGACTTAAAATTATTGATTGCTAACAGTAAATCTTTGTTGCAAATTAATGTGTGTATTTCTATCCCGCTATATTCCATGGTTTTGTTCCCTCTGTTTTTTCTTTGTAATTAGAGATAAAGTGAGCATTGAAAATAGATACCAATGGACTTACCCCTTTATAGTTTATTCCACTATTATAACACGCAATTGACATTACCGAACCTTCGCCGGCACCAACATTGTTTACATAGTTTTGTTTTATGTCAAATTCTTCGCAAAATGGTGCAATATTTTCCCATATGTTAAAGAACTTTTCTTCATTTCCATTATCCTTTTTAATTATCCATTTACCTTCTAAATAATGTTCAAGATAATCTTCTGGCATATTTTTATGGTATTGTTTTTTATATTTGTAATTGAGCTTATTTAATAATTCTTTCCCTTGATTACCATATTTTGTATTTCTTTTTGTTTGATCGTCACATATGTTAATATCATTTGACAAGAAGGTATCTCCTATATTTCCAAATGTCGCAAAAATATGTAAACCGGTGTCTATATTTTTTAAAAACGACATATCGTCAATATCTTTCAATACAACATCAGCATCTAAAAACACGGCAGTTTCATAATATTTTAAACATTCTTTCATTACCGTTAGTTTCTCGTGAAATGAAAAATATGGTTTAGTATATGGTATTACTTTAACTAAATCATTGTTCAGAAATTTATTTGGTTGGTCGGTGTAAACAAAAATTGTCTCACCTAATGATGTTAATTGTTCTATTAACGTTTTACTTAATTCAGTGTATTTTTCCCCGTACACTAAGGTACAAAATGCGTAATTATTCATGTCTTGAAAGTTCGGTCCAGTTTCGTTGACCATACCAATCATATGTATGTTCAATTATTAAATTCGTTCTATTTTCAAAATAAAATTCGTTGTTTTTGTCACTATTAAAATGAAAAACCTCATCACCAATTCTAAATTCATGATCTAAAAACTCAACTGCATTATTCTTATTCCATTCGAACGCTATTGATAATAAACCAGGTTCAATTTCTGATAAAACATATGATAATGACACTTTCCTATTGTCAAAATCAATGAGTGTTTCATTTTCAAATATTACGGTGTTTTCAGAGGACTTAACTATTTTCCTATTTGGAAAATTCTTAATATAATCTTGTTTATAGATACCCCAAAAATTATATTTAAGATTTTCACCAAATAAATTACACATCTCTGGCCCATTAATTTTAATACCGCTAGCAGTTAATGCTAACCCAATTAAATTACCCTCACCAACACCCAATCTATTCACACCTTTTCCAAATTCAAAACTATCTAATCTTTCTGCAAATAATTTCCAAATATCTAAAAACATTTCTTCCTTACCATTATCTTTTGAAACGATAATAATACCTTCTTGATAATGTGATGCGGAATCAATATCGATATCTAATTGTGTTGCAAGTTCTAACGCCATTTCACCATAACCCGGTATTCGGTTTCTAACATCTTTACTTGTAAAAAACCTACTATCTTCTCTAGTTATTTTACCCCAATCCCAAGATACGTGAAAACCTGGCTTTATGTTAACAAAAAAATTAGTGAATGCGTTCTTATATGTTTCATAGAACATCCTGGCATCTGAATCAATATAAACTACAGCGTCCTGTCTTTTTAGTCCCTCTTCAATACAAATTATTTTTTTATTGTACGAGAAAACATCACCAGGATATTTGATTTCAATTACATTACTCATCCCATTAAAAAACCCTTCTTTATTGGTGACCACTATTAAGTCTTGGTTAAAGAATTTTAAATCTCTAGCTAACTTCATTGCGTTTTGATTTGCACCTTCCCCATATGCTAATGTTGAGATAATATAGTTTTGTTTAACATACTCTTTTTTACAACTATTGTTACCCTGTATGTCAGTTTGAAATTGGTTTTTAACTTGGGCTATTAATTTATTTGAAACAAACGCATTTAATTTTGGTAATATATTGTATAATGCGGTATCAAATTGGTTATCGACATTTTTTAATAAATTCAACATTTTATTAGCTCCGTTTGGCGAAACTATTAATCCAGGTAAACAAACAATCATCCCTTTTGGGATAGATAATGAATCGCTGAATGGTGTTTTCTTAACCTTAATATCCCCATGACCCAAATAACAAATATCATAATCGTCAGGTAGTTCCGTCAATATCTTATTCATTTCAATATTGAAATCATCGGAAATGACGGTGTCGTCTTCAAAAATAATAACAGAACCGTCTAACTTAGAAATTATTTTAAACATTTCAAGGTAAGACAATAAAACACCTAACCCCCCTTGGGTAATTGACAACCCCCATGCGGTAATGGTGTCAGATAATATATCTTCTAACGCGTTCTGGGTAATTAATCCTTCTGGTAAATCTCTAGGATGAACACCAAGCCCATTAATTGCTGGGAACCGTTCACATAAATCGACTAAATTTGTTTTACTTATTTCGTTTTCAATATGCCGTTTCCTATCAGTTCTTCTATCTAAATTTAGATAAAAACATTTTTTAATCTCAATCATATTATAAATCTCCAGTAATTCTATCACACCAATCTTTACTAATTGAATGTGGCCAAACAACCCATTTTGTTGGTTTTGTTTCAGTTTGAAATTCACGCCAAACTTTATAATAACCATCAGGGTCGTTTCTATAACCTTTTATTTCATTAACGTCGGCATCTTTTCTATGTACCGTCTCTCCCTTCTCATTTTCAAATGCGACAACCCAGAAATCATAATCATCTAATGGAACTTGATGTGGCATTATATCAATACAGTGTTTAAAAATAGTTAAGAATGACGCGTCAAATTCATCTTCACTTAATACTGGGTTTGGCGCTAATAAGTTATCTAAAGTGTGTTTTTGTACTGCGCGTTTACTAAATGAGATCCCAGCATATTTTTCGTAATCTTTTAATGATCTAACGGTACCAAAGTCATAGATCCCAAAATCAATATCTCTTATTTCACCATCCATACCAAATAGTTTTCTATTTCGTCTATGTGACTCCGTATTTTTATTAGACCACTTAGTGTCATCGTCCCATTGTTTTCTTCTACCACGTCTAGTATATTCGTGCCACGCAATAATTTTATGTGGGTGAAATAAATCATAACCCCAAGTATATGCTCTAGCGGCAATTGAAATTTCTTCACCATGAAAATAATAGTTTGGGTCATGTTGTACTTCAATAGCAAACTGACCTAATGTGAAACAGAAATGTGCTGAATAAAATCTAGCTGGTATCGGCTCAGTTAAATCTTTATGGTTATCTATTGATGCAGGTAAAAAGAACACGGCACCTTCTGGTATGAATCGATCAAAATTCATTTTCCAGGGTGTTTGGTTTCTTTCTGCCGGGTCGTTTTCTGGGTTAAATGAAGAGATATAACTTGTTAATAATGGTTTTTCATATCCCTTGCTTTGCAATTGTTTAATCATTTCAATGCATTCTTCATCCCAGTTTTCAATAAATCGATGGTGTGAGTCTAATTGAAATGTGTATTTTTCCCCATCGTAATTTTGTTGTAATTTATTTCTCGCCCAACATGCACCTTGTGATTCTTTATAATCAATGTCGATTATTTTAAATCTTGGATCGTCTTTGAAATCATTTAAATGGTCCCATTCGTCTTCTTCTGAATGTTGCCAAGCAATTGAAAATACTAGGTTATCTGGGTATTTTGCTTTATCAATACAATCCCTAAGTGTCAATATTAATTGTGGGTCTCTATATGACGCAATTTGAATGAAAATTTTGTTATCGTTCATGTTATAATTTTTAAAAAAAATAAGGAAAAAGATGCACATTTTAAACTTATTTTTATTATATTTGTTATTATATATGAATTAATATGAGTTATTTACCGGAAATTATTGAGATTACAGATATCATGATTGAAGCCCTAACATCTGATGGGTTTTTTACTGACTTTGATATTGAAAGCGATGCTTACCTTAGAAAACGACTTTGTGATGAATTAACACAAAAATTTATCACCACTGGGTTGGATTATGATAATGGATTTTTTACTGAAGATGAATATGAAAAAATACTTAAAGAGGCTATAGCTGAAGACACTCTTAGGTCCTTACAACGGGATGGATTAATTGAATCTTACGAAGACGAAAATACTGAAGAAGTGTTTTTTCTAACTAAACTGGGTAAAGAAGAACTCGGCGAGTTTAACTCGGAAACAATTAAAAAGCGAAAGTAAAAAGAAACCCCACTCATTAGGTGGGGTTATTTTATTATAATAAGTGGTTAATTAGAACATATTAGTGTTATCAAACCCTTTCTCCTCTGAACTAGATAGTTCTTTATCTCTTTTCATACCATCTTTAATGTATGAACGGATTAGTTTAGATGTTGATACGTTTTTGATTTTAGCTACCTTTTCAATCTCCTTATAATATGCTGGTACAACTCTAAATGATAACATCTGAATTAACTGTTTATGTTTTGGGATATTGGTTTTAAAATTGTCTTCTGGAGCCGCAGCTTCATTGTTAATATTTGGATTCATAATCAAATTTTTATAAAAATTTTGTAGTTTTCTTATTTTTGTGTATCTTGCACTACAAAATATAAATATCATGTCAGAAGAAAAAGTACAAAAAATGTCAGCAATTAAACAATGCGAAGAGAGATATCCGGAAACAACCGCAGAGTTTAAAAAGATTCTAAACGAACAATATGAGTTGTTCTGTAAGAAACAATTGAATTACGGGCCGGACAACATTGCTGTCGGGACTAAATTAGAAACCCCAGAGGACTTGAAACTATCTCAAACAGGGTTATGGTTTAGAATGAATGATAAAATCCAACGTTTAAAACAATTGGTGGTCCTCGGAAAAGATGATACCGTTGGAGAATCAATTCAAGACACATATTCTGATTTATCTGTTTATGGCATTATTGCTCAAATAGTTAGCCGAGGTAAGTGGGCCAAATAGTAAAAAATTGGGGACATTTGTCCCCTTTTTTGTGTTTCAAAAACACCAATAAACTATTTATTAATAAACGAACAGTTATGGCAACATCCAACATCAATTTAAACAACCCATCTGTTATTAGATTTATTTCTGAAATAACACAGACAATTGTTACAAATGTCCCAGTAGATAACTACTTTAAATTAGCTCAAGATAAAAAGATGAGTGTGCTCTATATCGTTTATAAGCTGATTAAAACAACGAGTGAAGCTAGGGTAAAACTAACAGAACCGCAATTCAAATCATTCTTAAACGCAATGCTGGTTAGGAATGAAGAAAGTGAAAACTATGAAATCGCAGCAATTTTATCAGACATCATCAATAACTTTGATACAATAACTGAATTCACTAAACCGGCACCTAAAAGAAAAAGGAAAGAATCCGTTAAGAAACCAAAAACTAACGAAGATTCGTAGTTAATGTTATTTGGTATCGATCGGATTTCTATTTAGAGATATGTTTTTTTGGAATCTAATGTCTTGGTTACTTAGTGTCCAAATCTCCCCATTTGACATGGCACATGTAAAATAAAGGTTATGTTCTTGTGAATAATCAATCACCAAAAAAGCATAACCTTCCATCTTATCTTTAACCCTAACAATTGGTATCATTGGGTTTAATTGTAACATCTTATTTAACTAAAAATTTAAACCCAGTTAATTTTTCAATATCTGAAACAAGAACTTTATTATTATTTATACCATCTGGTTTTGATGTGTTATTATCAAAAAGATATGCTTGCCATTCTTTTCCTTTAACGACATAAATCACTTTCCAACATTTAGCGGGTACTGAAGTCGTTCCAATTTTTTTAATTTCGCCAACATTACCACACCAAATTTTAACGCTATCTTTTTCTGTTGCGATCTGTCTTTCTAATGTTTCAACACTTTTCCAATCACCAGCATTTAAACTATGATATTGTGCTGCCATATTTGAAAAATAAAAACATTCGTCTTGAACTGCAGGTGTCTGACAAAGATTTTCAGCCGCTGGCATCATATGTCCTCGGTCAGTACCGCTCCCAACATAGTCTGCCGCTAGATTTGTTTCCTTAATTAATAATGGGTCTGGTTTAAAATTATCCTTTCTTTTTAATGGTGTGGCACATGCCGTCTTTGCTTTTGTTAACCACCATTCAACCATTACCGGATAATGTTTAGATTTACTATAATGTGAAGTAAAATTAGTGTGTTTTAAGACCACAACGTCTTGGCTGTAAGTTGTAATTCCGATTAGTAAAATACTAACGATTAATAAAAGTTTTTTCATATATTATTCTCTGTTATATACTTAAATATCTCCAAAGGGGTATTAGTATTAACAGAAAATTCAACAAAAGGTACATTATTAGTAAGAAGTGTGGTTTTAATTTCCAAATCAATCTCTTTAGATTCTTCCAAATTTTGAAATCTTCCATTCTCATTATATGTTGCATCGTCTCTAGTTAGTAATATATTTAAGCTTTTATATTTTTTAAATAGTCCCCAAACAAAATGATCAAAAGATTCATCATAAAAAGATGCTGGGTAGTCGCCATCATTACTATACCGGTTTTTATATATTGGGCCTAAAATGATCGGTGAATCGACAATTATATAATCTACTTTACCGTGTAAGCGGCTAATATTCCTATGCTGGTTGGCGGTGATGTAGAATTGGTCTTGTATTGCCGACATATTACCTTCCCATGCGATTATTTTTGGGAATTCGAATGTCAATTCAACACTCATATTATTTTTTTTCATTTCTGAGAATAACCCAGATGCTGAAGTGGATTTTCCCGCACCAGGACCAGAAAAAAAATTAATTATTTTTGTGTCGATAGTTTTCGTTATATTTTCTTTCATATTTTTGAGTTAATGTTATTTTTTTTGTTTCAATTAATTCACTTATTTTTTCGTTTGATAATAGTGGAACACATGTTAATTTATATGTCATATCATTTTTTTCACAAAATAATTTTGCTGCGTTTTTTTTTCTTATGACAATATCTGATTTAAATAATGATTTAGGTTTTAGTTCCACCATGTACTTCCCATTTATAATAAAATCAGGGAAATAATTACGTTCAACTCCCTTATAATCAATATAGTTTATTTTATATTTTTTAATCTCACCTGTAAGCCAATTCAATTGGTAACGTTCAATTATGTTTATCATGTATGATAATTCCAATAAACTACGAAAAAACCACCCATTATACCATCCAGACCAACCATTACCACTACCTTTAGGGGATGGTTTTCCGTACATTGGGTTACCCTTACCACTATAATTTATTGATTTTTTTAATTTTATCTCATTTGCTTTTTCCGTTCCAACAATTTCTTCTAATGTTTTTCCAAATAATGGATTATCTTTACCTTTTGTTATTATTTGATATCCCCTTTTTTCCTTGATTATTTGTTTTGTTTCATTTGTGTGTTTTTTACCGAAAAATGGGTTTTCAATTCCTTTTCGTTTACCTAGTTGTCTCAAGCTATTTTTTTCTCGTTCATCAATTCTATTTGCACGTTCGAGATTAGCACATTTGCTGCATGGTTTATTTTTTTTTAAAGAGACCCTAAATGACACATAATGTTTATGTGTTAGTTCTTTTTTACAAGTTGGACAAATTCTTTTATATTCTTTCATAACTATGTTTTAAAATAAATACATCTAAATCCAATTCCTGGGCCACCAAAAAAATTAATTATAATACTCATAATAGAAATATACCTAAAAACCGTTTAATATGCAAATATAATTGAATAATTTACATTATAAAACATATTTATGTTAATATAAAAATATGGATCAACATACAATTGAACTGGCTGGGACATTAATTGCTGCATTAATCACTGCAATGATTGGACCTTCAGTAGTGGAATACGTTAAGGCTAAGGTAAGTAAACCTGAAGAAGTCATTGACCCAGTAAAACAAGAATTAAAACAATCTTGTGTCATAAACGAAGAATTGGAAGAAATAAGAGAAAAATTAAATGCTGATCGTGTATGGATAACTGTAATTCATAATGGTGGTTATTTCTTACATAGTAAAAGATCAATGCAAAAATTCTCAGTATTATATGAAGTAGAAAAACCAGGTGTTTCTGGCATCGGTATGGTATTTAACAATATACCGGTTTCATTATTCACAAAATCAATACAACACATATCATCCGGTGCGCATATTTTAATCGAAAACGTTGATGATTATAAAAAATCAACATATGGTTTAAAATCGGCGTTGGAATCGGTTGGTACTAAAGCTGCAATGTCAAAAGGATTATTTGACATTGAAACTGATTCATTAATTGGTACGATTGGTGCCGATTATATCACCCCCAAAAAAATAAGCGAGAGTGATCTTAAATATTTCTTATCTAAATCAGAAAGATTATCAGGTTATATCTCAAATTTTATTAAAAAAATCTAATATTTATAAACATGAAGAAATACATTTTAACAGAGAAACAAGTAAAAACAGTAATTGATGCATTAATCAATGAAGAAAGCGCAGCATTAGCCGCTAAAAATACATTAGCTGAACAAGATGATGAGGCAGCGTTTATGAAAAAACAAGACGCTAGCCACAAGAATGTTTGGGGGAACGCCAAAGTTTCTGATCAAATGAAAAAAATTAAACCAGCGATGAATGCTAAGTACGCATTCTCAACTAAAAAATTGAGAGAATTGGATCAAGACCGCACAAATAAACTATATGTTGTGAAAGCTGGTGATACTGTTGACGGTATCGTAAACAAATTAGGTGGTAATTCAAGTGAAAACATTATGTATTCAAATGATTTATTACAAAACAACCCTAAGAATTTAAGAGTGGGTGATGTTATTGCTTATAGTTTAGCTCCATCTGGTAACTAAGATTTATTTGCAACTAAATCAAATATTTTAATAATATCGTCATAACCAGAATAATCAAAACATTCTGAATAACCTGAAAATGATTTTAAAACGGGTCTGTATTTTTTTACAGATCCTTTTTTGTTTAACTTATCTTTTATTTCTGATTCAAGTTTTTCAGATATCGGTGATTCAATACGTCTTAATATTGATTCAACAACGTATCCCTCATATCCATATGCTTTACTAAATCTTCGCATTATAAACTTTTTTGCGGTTATACCAACTTTTACAAATGTAACGCCCGTTGATTGTTCTTTAATTAATATGAGATATAACGATTTAGGGATTGTTTTTAATTTAGCTTCTTTCTTTTTACCATATTTCGATAATTTGATTGCTGCGTAATCTTTGGCTTTTTCTAATGTTTTGAATTCTTTTCTATCTCTATTTGGGTTAACCATGTATTTTTTATATCTAGCAACAAAGATTAATTTACCACTATCTGCTTCATAACTTTCATTTAAACCGTTAGTTATCTTGTTTATTTGATAAAACCCGACTTTACATACTGGTGTACTTTTTTTCATTTTTTTACTATTTTTTTTGTGATATCAAAAATAACATATATCTTTGCCCCTCATATAATAACATAATTATGTCAGAAAAGAAAGAAAAACGTTGTTCGGGATGTAAAGAAACTAAACCATTAGCCGATTTTTATAAGAATAAAACGACAGATGATGGGTGTAGCATTTATTGTAAATCTTGTACTAAGTTGAATTCTAAAAAATACTACCAACTTAAATTACTTAAACAAGCTGGTGAAGACGGTGGTGTTACTGTAGAAGACAATTTGTTACCTAGTAACTTCACTAGTTTAGAACCTAACAACAGTGACTTAAGATTAAAACTCGCATATATTCAACGATTAACTTTGAAACTAAACAGTGAAATTCGTGATTTATTTGAATCAAACCTTATTTAATCATTATGATTAGAATGTTTTGATTAACAAATATATTTATAAGAATATGAAGTTTAAAAATTTAGTTAAAGAGATATTAGTCGAAAAACGTTCAGGTGTTATTACTGAGGCGGATAGACGTTCGGTTATACAAAGCGCACTTGGTTTCAGTGAAGCTTGGGCCAATGAATTCCACAATATGAGTGAAAAATACTCGGTATGGATTGCCAATTCATTTAAAGCATTGGTTAAAGATCAATTAAGTGGAAGTGATCGTGATGAAATGATGGACACTTTAAATAAGTTCGGTCCAGGAAAAGTAACAATGTGGGGGTCACAACATCGAAGTAATTTCGAATACATATTAGACTGGTTAACTAGCCCAAGACGAAGAGAAAATGTTAATTTAAAAGACCTTACATTTTCAAATGCTTTAGAGAAGTCAAGGGAATGGCACCAGTCATTAGAATCTAGCGAATCATCTAACTATAAAGAAGAAAATGAGATTTTAATTGACTATAGAACTAACGGAGTTGGTTACTATTGGGTTAATTTAAATACATCATATTCTCAAGAAGAAGCCGACCGAATGGGTCACTGTGGAAGAGACTCTGGTACCACATTATTTTCATTAAGAAGTATTAATCAATATGGGGATGGTCGATCGCATATAACTTCATCATACAATCTAACCGATCATAAAATAAATCAAACAAAGGGTAAAAAGAACTCAAAACCAAAATCAGAATATTATGGTTATATCGTTGATTTAATCCTAAACACAAAATACCCTGTTAAAGGTTTCCATAGAAACTCATATGGCGCTGAAAACAACTTTAAATTAAGTGATTTAGATACCGACACATTAAACTCAGTATTATCTAAGAATAGAGATTTAAAAATTGATTATTTTTTCGGGGATAAACGAAAACTTTATACGGACTTCAATGATGAAAACATTGTGATGTTTAGGGAAGATTTAAGAAGTGACGAAGGTAAGTACGGTATTATTAATATTGAATCAATGGAGATCATAAAAGATTATGAATACGAAGTTGATGAACTTAGTGACTACACTGAGTTTCTACCATACCATGATCAAATCGCTTTAATGAAAGAATTTAAAAATGTAAATTCTCCAGATAGTTTCATTCTCTTTATTATTGAGAGACGATTTAAAATGATCAGTAAAGAAGACGCAATAAAAGAGCTTCAGAAAAATGATCAATTTGTACAAGACAAAAAAAAAGGAGACAACTAGTCTCCTTTTTAAATTATGATAATAAAGCATAATATTCTTTAAAGTGTTTTATCCTATCAGCAAGACCAATTGTCCCACCATTAACTCTTTTTGTTATCTTAGTGACAACAGTATCACTTGAACCTTCATCGGCCATTCTATGTAAACCATTCTTGTTAAAGAACCAAGCAGCAGATAATAAAGCATATGATGTCGCAACTTTGTCTGGGTTTGAAATAATGTCTTCGTTTATTGATTTACCAAATGACGTATAGTTTTCTTTACCGGTAAGTTGGATATAACCTCTTCCGCGAAATTTAAACCCTTCTTTTGAAGCTTCAGTTCCGTTACCCATTCTATTTGCGTATACTTTAGATGCTATTTTCTCTGGCTGTCTAGCATAAGATGCTGCAGCGGCCTCTGTTGGGAAATATTTTCTAAAGATCCCGTTTAAGCCTTTAGCAGAATAGTTAAGGTTTTCTTGTGTTGCACGGAATCCACCTGATTCATGACCACATTGAGCCAAGAAGTGAGCTAATCTCAATGGTGTGTTAATTGCAAATTTAGCTGCAGTGTCTGGTATTTGTGCAATTACTGCGTCAGGGATATGTCCTTTTAATTTTTCTAATTTAAGTCCGCCACCTGAAACTGGTGCTGGTTCAGTAATCACTCCTGCCGGTTTTGTACCTTCTGACATAAGTTTACCCCAAGTACCATCACCAACAATACCATCAGCAACTAATCCATTTTTACTTTGCCACGCTTTAACGGCAGCTTCAGTCTTTGGTCCAAATGTCCCTATTGGGTCTACGCCTAATTTAACCTGTAGTTTTCTAACGTCTTCCCCTTGTGATCCTAATTTTAATAACATAGTTATATTGATTAATAAAGTTTATTTAATTATAAATATTCGATATCTTTTATTTGGATATTTATTATTAAACATATTTTTTGATGAAAACAATTATATTAACTGAAGACCAGATAAAACGAGTATTAACCACAATAAATTCTGAAAACAAAATGTTGAATGAACAAACGGTTCAAAATATGCAAATGAAACCAATTAAAGAATTTAACATAAATAATTCATTTAAAAGTGGTCAATTTCAATTAACTGATACATCAGCAATTGATGCTGCAATTTCAGAGATTAATGCGATTGTTGCTAAAACACCTAACACAAAATACGATGTTGTTATATCATCATCTGAGTCAAAAGTACCAAACCGAGGGGTTGGCTTAAAACCTGGTGATTTATCACTTAAACGTGGCCAAGAAGCTGAGAAATACATTAAGAGCAAATTAGGAGAGAAAGTCTCACTTAAAAATAATAATGTGGGTATTCAAGGCCCGGAATGGGATCCGTCAAAAGGTAAAGATAATCCCGAATACACAAAATACCAATACATAACAATTAGTTTAGTTGTTAGTGCCGGTCAAAAACCAACATCAACTAAAGATGTTTGTAATTGGAGCTACAAAGCACCGGGTGGTCAAGGTGAACCGTCTAAAAATTATATAACAGCGAATGAGGTAGTTGAAGGTAAAGGAAATCTAACAATAACAACAGGATCAATTCCAGATAGAATGGTTGTTGTTAATACACAAAACCAAATTGTTAAAGATAGTGGTTATGTGGCAACAAAAGCACACAAATACACAGACTTCAAATATGTTCCATATTATGTTGCTCAATTAACCAAACTTAATGGAACACCAGCAGTTTCTGGTAAAAATTTAATTACAATTGAGGCTACGGATTATAATAGTTTGATGAAACAGTTATTGGTTAATCCAGAAGTGATACCTAATTCAAGTTATTTACAATCATTAGGAGAAGAAGTTTCATTGGGTATTAATGCATTAAAAAAGATGGTCGAATCAGGAACTAACACATTTGTTTTATATAGTATTCAAATTGGTGCATCGGTATTACCATTTGATGTTAATACGGGGGATAAAAAAGTGGTTGTGTTTTCACCAGTTGGTCAAACCGGTTACGAAATAAAAGGAAATTGTTAATTAACTGAAATGAAGTTCAAAAATATAGTAGAAACATTATTAACTGAAGCGAGCAAAATTGATACATTAATTAATAAATTAGGCGTCAATGAATACAATGCGGAAGCTTTAGGTAAAATTGCTGGTCCACTAACTATAATGTTAGCTAATAAGATTTTAGAGAAATACGAGAAAGATTATTATCGTGAACGGTATGAAGATTACTTAAAGGTGGTTAAAACAAAGAACATTAAAGAGAGAATGTCTTTAGTTAATGGGTCAAATTCATTTGTTAGAGAACGAGATCGTGTTGTTTCAATAATGGACTGGTTTAATGTTGGTTTAAATGGTGACATTGTTCCGTTTAAGAATTTAACTTTTAACGAACTATATCAATCATCAGTTGCATGGCATGAGAACTTACAAATTGGGGAAGCTAAAATCGATTATAAAGAAACAAATAAAGTTATTTTAGATTTTAGAAAAGATGGTGTTGGTCTTTACTGGGCTGACTTGGCCGCATCATATTGTCCAGACGAAGCTGATCGAATGGGACACTGCGCTAGAAGTTCTGGTAATTTATATACATTAAGAAGTTATAAAAAAATAGGGGAAGGTCACACATTAAATGATAGCCATTTAACTGCTTCAGTACAAAATGGTAAAATCCTTCAAATGAAAGGTAAAAGCAATTCTAAACCAAAAGCCCAATATCATCCATATATCATTCCATTTTTACTTAGCGATTTGGTTGATGGATTTGGTTATGAATATGATAGCGATAATGATTTTAAAATATCTGATTTACCTGAAGAACAAATTATATCTTTATACAAACAAAAGCCAGAACTATTTGGTGGTTGGAAAGAAAAAAGAGTTTTACAAAAATTGGGATTAATTGAAAAGGTACCATCAGTATTCGAACAATTTGTCTCAGTTGATGAAATTTCACAATACATTCAGTTAGATAGAAATACTCGTGACGATATTTTTGGTATTGTGTTAGGAGGTGATGACTATGATTTATGGGATAACCATGAACATGCTGACTGGAAATCAGCCATTCAATACCATGTGGATAAAGAAAACATTTCATTAATTTGGCAAAAATTAAGAGGGATAGCTAAAGATAATGACCTTGAGATAAACGAAGAAGATGACTTGGTAGATATTATTGAGGAAGTTGACGATAATTACGATATTAGAGGCGCAATTAAAAGTTCCGTAAATGATGCTGAAGCGTCAGATTATAGTTATCATTTTTATAAAGAAATTAAAAGCAAGTTAGAAGAATACGGTGAAGTTGAATCGCTTACTGATGAAGGAGCTAAAATAATTATCGATTTAGATAATGTCATTAGTAGTATGGGTGAACATCTAGATATTTTAGATGAGGCGAATGAAAATTGTGAAGGTGACCCAAGTTGTGTTTTTACCGAAATTTTATATGATTTAGATAAACCTAAAATATATTTTGATGACAGGTATTCCCCGGATGTCGATAACGATTACTTTAATGAAATGTTAACTGATAGATTAAATGAAATATAAAAATAAACCCCAATTTTAGTTGGGGTTTTTTATTACTTCTGTGGTTGACCAGTTACTGGTGGTGTTGTGGTTTGAGGTTGTACCGTTGTCTTAGGTTCCTCGTCAGCTAATTCTGTGTAGTCGTCAGCTTTAATTGCACCAACACATTCAACATATAATGTGTAAAGTTTCTCAGGATCTTTTGGATCAATCCCCTTAATTGATTTTAAAAACACGTTCAATTGACCTAATAAGAAAATACCTTTACCGTCAGCTGGCGTCCCAGTGAACTTTCTGTGTTTTTCACGAATTGCTAAAGATACTGCGGATTTAATATTTTGCCCATTCGAACTATCATTAGAATACATCGCACCAGCTAAATCAAAAAACCAATATCTTTCTTCTGGTTTACATTGTTCCAATTCAACAGATAAAGAAATACCGTTACCTGATTTTTTAACTGACATTGATTTATATTTAACTCTTAATGGTGTTTCTTTTCTTAAACTAGCTTCAACACTTAGTTTAAATTCTTTGAATAATTTTTTTAATCCATCATATGTTGGCGTTACACCAATCTCCCCAGTTACCGAAACAGTTCCGGCACTAGCATTTTGTTCTGTAACTATTTTGGTAATTAAACCACGTAAGTCGCTTTCTTTTAATTTATAAACTTTCTTCATTACTATTAAATATTTGATATGTTAAATATAATCCAGCTGTCTGGACATATATTTTTCTTCTTTTTAACCAATCGTTTATGTTATCCAATGTTTTAAGCTGATAACCCCAAATATAATCATATCCCATTGTTGCGGGATAATCAATTAACATTTTACCAATACCGGCATTTTTGTATTCTGGAAATACACCAAGAGCAACACCTTCAATACCATTTAACTTAGATAAAGTTTTATATACATCGGGATCACCACCTGGTATTATTTGATCGGTTCCAATAAAATAAAACCCTGCAACGTTCCCGTCAATTTCAACAACAACACTTAGTTCTTCATCTACCGGTCCGATTTGTTCCCATATGGCGTCTGGTGTCCATCCAAGTTTATCATAGACTTCATTTAGTCTAGGGAATATTTTTTTAAAATCAGTTTCGCGATTGTACTTTCTAATTTGTACGTTATTAAAATATCTAGGTTCACTGATATCCCCTTCGTTTACTTCTGATTCACCTTCTTCTCTTGGCACTTCGAAATAAAAATAATTACGAGCTTCCCATATTGAATTTAAATCATCTTCGCTATAAGTTAATTGGCCTAACCATGGATCGTTAACTAAGAACACATCAACATCATTTCCATCGACCTGATAACCATAAACAACAATCCAGTGAGGTACACTATGTGTTAATGTTCTTAAGATCGCGTTGCTACCGTTATCTAAAACGTTTCTCAATGCATCAAATGGATTTTCTTCATCCATATGTTCAACATACGGTATGTTCTGAGCTTCCAAACCTTTTCTCATTCTATCAGGTGGTGTTCCGGTAATATTATCGGTTCCACAATCCTTACAGATATCTTCGATGCTTGAAATTTCTCCACGTAAAAAATCGCCAACCATCTTAATACATGTTGGGCCGCAACTAATTCCGTTGGGTTGGTATAAGTGTTTCACTAATCTTTCTCGTTGAGATTCGTTTATTATTATTTTCATTATTTGTGTTCTAATTTAAGAATGATATTTTTACCAGCATCGTATATTTCTAATGGCTCATCAGTATCGATTTTAAGCTCACCATTTTGTGTTGTGGTAACATCATACTCTTCACCAGTAGATCGATCAACAGCGACCATCTTATTAGGTAATTCACGATATAAACGTTTCCATAACCCTGAAGCGAATTGTGATTGTGCTTCACCAGATACAACGTCACCAAATAGTAACGCAATTCTATAAATTTCAGTGGCGATACCACGATTTCTATATTCTGGATCAACAAATGGAACTGTTGCTTCAAATGTTGATGCGTCAATCATAAAGAAACCTGCATGACCAACACCCATTTTTGTTTTTTTGTCTAATACAATGATGACTAGTTGACTTTCTTCATCGTTATGTGTGAAAAAATACTGTAAGTCATCTTTACTAACAATTAACTTATGATTAGTTGGGTCATCAACAACGCGTTTATAGTCCATACGTTTCTTAGCTGCTTTAGCTTTAGCCGGATCATTAAAGTCATAACGTCTAATCTCGTTAAATTCTTGATCTTCCTTTAATACTTTAACCAATCTTTTAACTTGATCCTCGTTTAATATAATTTTACCCATTGTTTTTCATTTTATGCATCCCACACCACGGACAAACGGGTATGGATTTCTTTCCTTTATGTATTGTTTGTGTGTATAATTTACGGCAACCTTGGCATTTTAAGAATTTTGCACCATCTTTTGGCTTCGCAATCTCTTTTTCTTGATAAATTACGCGTGCAATTGGTACCGAACCGCCACTTACGAAGTCAAATTTAAGGTTTTTAGCCTCAAAACCGTTGGCTTCATAGAAATAATCGAATATTTTATTGATTAAATCGCCACTTGTTATGTGGTGATGGGTGTATTTGTTGTTAATTTCGTCCATTAATAGGTTATAAAACCCCTCATCTACGCATACTTTTCGACTACCAATCTTAGAAGTGATGGCATCAGCGTACTGGAACATGACTTGAGTGTCACAATCCATGCCTTTTTTCATCTTTTCGTACTGTTCTTCTGTTATAATAATCTTCATAGCTATAAATATCGCGCAAATATAGTTACTTTTAAATAAAAAAGGGACAAGAGTAGCGAATTCTTGTCCCAAAACGGGAAATAACTAGTCCCGGTCCTAAAGCGGGGCTTTTACACCCTCGTATCTTACAAAAATCTGTTAAATTCTTGTTTAATTTGTTCTTGTAGCTCGTTTTCGCCTTTTTCTCCCCTCATATATGGTGATCTGAATCTAGAACCAGCATGTTTAACGTCAATTTGTTGGTTTGGTTTGGTACTATACTCATAATTCTTCTTTTCCTTCTCTGATTGCGTCATTGGGTAGATTTGTTTTAACTCACCGTCGGGTAATATCTCAAATATTTGGTTTTCACTTAATTTTACGTGTGTCACACCGGCTTCTTGTGCACTAATTAACCTTTTAATTATGTTATCTATTCTCATTTCTAGTTTTTATTATAAATATTGTATAAACCACATTAGTTTACCCCTAATTTTGGTAATTTTATGTGTTTTTCACCTTAAATTCGTTAATTGCGGCTTGTCTAGTACCATCTTTATCAGAATCTAACAAAGAATATAGTTTTGAAATCTTTTTAAAGAGTCTATCGCCAACAAAATTGAATTCTTTCTCATGGTATCTGAAGAAATCGTCATAAGATTTGAATCTAGCAACGTTTTTCTTAAATTCATCATAAGCTTCGTTCTGTGATTTATAAATAAACTTAATTTTGTGGAACATACTCAATTTCGATTTGAATATTGCAAGCTTTTCATTGGTAATTGTGGTATAAAGCAGCTTCATAATCAAATTAATCTTCTCATCCGGGTCAGTAACGTCTGATTTACCGTAACTTTTCAATATTTCATCCACTCTATCCATATAATTGTCCTTCAACTCTTGTTTTAGGTTCTCATATGTAAAGTCTTTAAGTACTTTAACCATTTTATAGGTGTCGTGGTTCAATAAGAAATTATAAAAGTCTTTTTGTTTAACTCCGTTCTGTTTAATCGCGGCATATATCTCAGTTGGTCTAACAAGATTCTCAAATGCACTAGAATAATACAACAAATAAATGAAGTTATCCACCGGGGTAAGATGAAATACCGCCACATTGTTCGCATCATAAACCGCTTTGTCTTTCAACTTATATTTCCCCATCTTAAAAAAGTCATAATAGTGTTTCAACTCGTGAGCAATGAATTCAATTATCTCTTTTTTCTCGTTAATGAAATATTCTTTAATGTTATCATAGTTAGCGTCCTCATTAATAAACAATAAGTTTGTGATATCAAGCTCAAGATCTTTATAACGATTATAAACCAATTTGCTATCATCAAACTTACCTTCGAATCTAACATTCATTTGTTCAAACATAACCGGAGCTTCTTGTTCTTTCTTCTGAAACACAAAACGGAATCTGGCCAGGTTAAATTCAAGATCTGATATTCTAAAGTTCTCTTTAAAGAGGAACCCATTTCTATTTTGTATTTTCTCAAAGTCGCTACTTGCAACGACATCAGATACCAACGAATAAATTCTTTCCGCGGTCTCCACTATATTTTCTGGAACCCCGGCCGCTTCATCAATCTCAGCCTGGTTCTCAACAATCTTAATAAGTGATAATTTCATAACAATAAATATATGTATTTTGCAAACAGCAAGCAACCCTTTATGGTGCGCGCGCCCCCCCGCCAACCAAAATAAAGCGGCGAAGCCGCGCGGTTCAATCGAAATAAAAAACCCCAGCTTCTAAGGCCAGGGTCGTTATCTTATTTTAAAATTGTTTTAAATTTAATGTGGTATTCAAACAGCGAATAGTTGTTCAAATAATTCGGCAGATTCTCAATCTTAACAGCACCGCTTTCAACGTTACCGGTTTTCTTATTTCGAAGAACAATTTCAACCGACTCGTTTTCACAATTTAAACTACCAAGGTCCGCTCTAATGGTTATGAACTCATTCTCAAATGAATTACTATCGTTAAATTTAAACTTATCCAAAATCCCAAATAGTTTATCTCTAAGAGCAATACAGTTTTCCCCAGAGCCTTCCATGTTAATTACGTTTTCAAAATAATTATTAATCTTGTCTTCCATTTGTTCGTACGTAGGTTCTATACGGTCATATTCGGCATAATCATATTCAACATATATTCCACAATAATCAATGTAATCTTCAAGCACATCAATTATGTTGTCAATCACGGTAATTTCTTTCTCCAATAAAAATTTAATAAACTCGGCAATGCTAACCGAAACGGTTCCGCGATAACCGTAATCAATAAAACGTTCAATGTCTTCTGCCAAATCTCTATACGCAGCCTGATAGTCCGCAGCACTTAAATCTGACATCTTATCGATAAACTCATAAAATAAATCTTTATCTTCAGAAAACCCTTCGAAATACATTTTCTCGAAATTCTCATAGTTTTTAATCCTTAACTTCTCATTCAACATATCAAAATTCTTCTCGAAGTATTCTTTAAAGAATCGTAACGCGGCATCATCCTCTTTAAAATAATAACTATCACCAGCCATTTCATCATATAAATTCGATGCTGCATTCGCTGAATTATCATTATAATGGTTTAATACTCTTTCCAATAGCGCCAGATCACCGCCACCGTAATTATCAAGATCAAAAATAATAACCGATGAATCAATTTCAATCCCACTATCCATTACTTCATCATCAATTAACTGGTTCAATATTTCAACATCTTCATTAACAATCGCGTTAACCAATGGGTTTGCTTTATCTTCATCCGTTAATCTGGACGTAAGAAGCGTGGCAGCATCCGCCGCAGATAACGCTCTAATCTTTACAATCTCATCATTACTAGCCGGCTCACTGGAACCTTCTCTAAGTGACGGAAAGAAATAATACTTAATCTCAGGGTTATTTTCAAAGAACTCCCCAGAGTTAATCGGTCTATTATTGGCATCCATAAACTCCTTGGCTCTAAATTGAAATTGAAACTTATGGTTCTCGTCCTTCTTATCAATGATAATAAATAAGTTCCCATAATCCTGCCCCTCACCATAACTAGAAAAACGATTCTGCTTATCCTTGTTTGATGGATCCAATGAATGAGGCCCCCAAGTTGTACACCACTGAGCATTAACCCCAAGGTAACACGCCGCAATCTCCTTAAGAGGTGTAAGCATAATCCACTTGTCGGTATTCAACACAATCTTATAACTGTCCTTAGGTAAAGCCACAAGGATTGATTGCAAACTTCTCTTATCCTTAACCTCATACATCTTAACAACATCATACAAATCAGGAATGGATCGAATCTTATTAATATCAAGTGGTACCTTATGATGATAAACCAATGTTAAATAATCTTTAACCAAATCCATATCTTCCCACTTAAGGTTCTTCAACCTATACATGTTGATAATCATCTTAGCATATTTCCCTATACGCATAATCTTACGATTGTCAATTACAGTTTGTGGATCATAACTAATAAGCTTAACAAATGCATTAGCATCAATATCACTATAGTATTTCTTATAGATCTCTTCAGGTGTCGCTTCATTAAGCAAGTCTTCTAATAGGAATTTAAATTTCATTATATGTGTAATGTATATGATATAAATATAATTAAATTCTAATTGAGATTGAAGGGTGATGTTATAAGGGTTGCTCTGGGATTCTCTCTAGGATTTAGCGAGGCCCCCTTTATGGGCCGAGCCTTATACACAACAAAAAACCACCCGGTTGAAGGTGGTTTAATATGAATAGAATTTATTAAAAAAATTATAAAAATCTATTAAAGTCGTTTCTAATTTGTTTAATTGATTCGTTTATTTCTCCCTTATCTCCCCTAATAGAAATATTGTTTAAAGCATCGGTAGTTCCTTCGAAACCTGGCATATCACTATTGTCACGTTCTTCATCACCTTTTTCAGTTAACCCCAATTCAAGCATTAATTCATACTCAATGTATTGTGTTATACGGTTAATCATTTCACGTTGCGATTCTGGGTCCAACTGATCGATTGGGTTCATATTTTGTCTTTCCATTTCAGATTTAATTGCATCCATAACCTGAGGACCAATTGCTTTAGCTACTTGAACAGTATGGTCACTAAAAAATTCATTAATTTGTTTTTTCATAATATTTTATTTTATTTTATAAATAGTTTTTATTTTATAAATAGTTTATTATTCGTTATCCAGTTGAATCAATAAACTTCATTTCCTTAGCAGTAATCTGTGACGGTTTCTCATGTGATTTACTACGCGCCCTATGTGTATGAATGAAATAACCATCCTTATCAACACCCATAGAAAAACCATCTGGGTAACCTTTCTCTTTAATCTTCTTCTTAAGGTCCGGGTGTAATTGTAACTCAGTTACCTTACCACTACCAACGCTAGAAACCCAATCGCTATGATTTTCCATAGCATATTGTCTACACTCGTCAGATAACCCACGAACATATTTGATTTTCTTCTTAATGTTATCAGGGCTGTTCTTGTCATCAATCTCTTTCCATTCCTTTTCGTCCATGATTGATTTACGTTCTCTTTCCGTAAACAAATCAGTTACCGCTTCGAATATTGTGTCTATTAATTTCATACTTTTTTATTTACCGGATAATCTACGTAAGATCTCCACGTTTTTAGCTATAAGTGCTTTAATTTTGTTTTGTGATCTAACACTCTTCTTCTTTGGTTTAATCTTAACTGATTTGCTCATAATGTAATATTTCTAAATAAATACAAAAAATTCCCAAAAATTTTATTTTAGAAAAAGAGGGTGTTTCCAGATCTCCAGAAAAAATACCAAAAATTTTTATTTTAGAAAAGGGTATGTGTCCTTGCTTGGCCAAAAATTTCCCAAAAAATTTCTCTCAGAGTATCGTCCCCCCTCTCAGAAGATCGATTTTAAGCCTATTTAAGGGGGGATACGGGAGGGGGGAGGGGTATAGGGGTATGGGAAAAGATAGGGGCGGAAACCCGCCCCATTTAACTCCTATTCTTCTGCTACTATTTCATAGTCCGCTCCGTTGGTTGCAAACCTTTTGATACTTTTAACACTAGGGTTAATTACTTTGATTTGGTCGGCATTGGCTAAACCTATATTCGCTTGTTTTTGGCTTGTGCGATTTGGGAAATAAGGCTTAAGCGTTTCTACATCTATTGGGCGAAATTCAGCGTCAAAATATTGGCTTTCGATTTGGCAATTATCGTGCAACATAAATTGTGCGTAAATTCTTTGCTCGGCTTGTGGTAAATTTAAGTCCGAACGATGCACCAAAATATTACCTTGAACGTGGTCGGCATAATTATGTGGTTGTGGTTGCCAATTTTCAAAATTAATACCTAACTTTTCGGTTGCAATTTCAATTGCTCGGTCGTAACCTCTGTTTACTGCAAACACATAACGTGCATATTTGTAAACCGCACCACCGAATAATTCAAGTGTTTTTTTACCACCGGTTAAAGTTGGTTCTGTTAATAATTCAACCCCTGCAAATGGATGCCCTTTAATACCGCTTAGAATTGCGATAGCTTCGTTTAACGTTACTTGAAACAATGGGCGATTTGAATTTTTCATAATATTAATTTATTTGTTTTGGTTTCCCTTAGTGGGGCGGAAACTTTAACCCCTTTTTGCTGATGCAAATGTACAACCTTTTTTCTAATTACAAACTATTTTTTTTGTATTTTTTTTAATTATTTTTTTTTCTGGAGCTAAAGCCTTGTAAATAAAGGGATTAAGATTAAAAATAAATTTATTTTAAAATTAAATTTGTTTTATTCATTTATTTGTTTTTACCTTTGCACTCACAAACGAAACATTTTTAATCAATTTAATCAATTTTATTCTTATGGAAAATTTAGTAGCACAAACGGAAAACTCAAAAGCATTATTAACTCAAGCCAATTTGGATTGGGCGGTTGAATCACGTCCGTTGATTACGTCAGGCGAAAACCCTATCGAGTCGGAGCATATTGCAATCGTCCGCACCGACACAAACAAAATTTTGGGGGTTCACAAGTCAAGTTATACGGCATATCAAAATAGCGAAATGGCTGAAATCTTGGACAGAATCAGCGGTAAAATGGGGTTGCCATTGCATCGTGGCGGTTACTTTGGCGAAGGACAAAAAACCTTTATCCAATTGAAAACGACCGACCATAAACTGGGTACGGACGAAATCAAAGGTTATTTAACTTGTGTTAATTCATTTGATGGTAGCACGTCATTAGCGTTCGGACATTCAAACGTTACCATATCGTGCCAAAATACATTCTTTGCAAGTATCAAGGACTTGAATAATAAAGTTCGTCATACAGCGTCAATGCACGGACGCGTGGATCTAATTTGTTTACAGATTGAGGAAGTATTACGTCAGGAGGCACTTATTTACAATAAGATTGATAAAATGGCTCAATACGAAATCGCACCCGAAGTACGTGAAATGGTTTTGGGGCATATCTTGAACTTACAGAAAGAGGAACGTATTGCGGACGTTAAAAGTTTAAGCACCCGTAAACAAAACGTCTTGAGTGATTTGCAAGTGAATATACACGGGGAAATCGTGGACAAAGGGGAAAACCTTTGGGGACTATTCAGCGGTATTACAAAGTACACGACACATAGCCTTAAAGGGGATAGCACCGAGAATAAATTGTTCGGAGTGTATGGCAACCGTGAGCGTGAAGTATTCAACAAATTGGCTCAAATGGTATAAATAAAAATCGGGCGAGGTATTACAAGCCTTGCCCTTTTTTACTATCTTTGTTTTTCAAATAAAACTATATTAAAATGCAAAAGTTTAACCGAGTATTAGCACATCAAGAAAATCAATTGCGTGGACACGCATTACCTGAAGAACGTGAGGCATTCAATAAGTGGGCGGCTGACTTAAAAGTTGGTTCACGATACGACCCTGACAAAGCGTGGCATTTTCAACCTGATGCTCAAGCGTATGGACAGACAACCAAACCGAGTAATACACTCAAGGATTCAGTTAGTGGTTTAATGGCTGGGTTTTTAGAATTTATAGGAATCAATTAATTTAATTTATTTATTATGGCATCAATATCAAAAGCATCGGACGTAATCGTTAATAATGCGGTAGTTAAAGAATTAACCCGTTTTGAAGAATGGCTTGTTAATCGAGTTCAAAACAAGCACACGGCACACGAGCCGAGTATGACACGTGCGTATGAAAACGTGGCGGATAATACAAGAAATTTTTTTTGTAAGCGAGAAAAAAGTGTATCTTTGCAATCTAATTAAATTTAATCTTATGGAAAATACTCAAGAATTAATTGGTAAACGTATTACGTTAATCAGAATGGACGATGCTCAAGCACCCGAATCGGGGACTAAAGGAATCATTACCAAAGTTGATGGTATGGGACAAATACACGTCCGTTGGGACAATGGTTCAACACTTGCGGTTGTTCCCGAAGAAGATGAATTTGTAATCTCTAAATCGTAATACAATGGAATGTGTTTTAACTGAAATCGAATTGAATGGTGTTGAAAAAGATTTATTTGACATCTATTTCGATAAAGATACTAATCGCTACACGGCTAAAGAAATTGGCGGTACAAGGGAATTGGTTTATCAACTTAATGGTAACGTTGATGAAATCGCTAAAGAACATCGAGAAGAAATCTTGGTATATCGTTTGGGTCGATTCACGGACGAAGATATTGTTGATGTTGGGGATATTTTTATGATTGGTAAATTCACTAATTTAATCTAATTGAAATGAAAAGAAAAGATTTTAAAATCGGGGAATGTGCTATTGGTGGAATCATTAGAATTTCGATCAATGACTTGAGCATCGTAATACAAGCGGTTGATTACTTCAGCAAAAACTTAATACTGAATAATGAATTCTTAAATAAGGAAGATTCATATTGGAAGATGAAAGATTTTGTTAGTGAGATTACAACATCGTATTACACAGATAAAGTAATGGAATATATTGTTCAGAATTCAAATGTAACCTTTAAACATTTTAGATAGAATGGAATTAAAAGTAATCACATCAAGCTATCCGGGTGGACTAAATGAATTGGTCGCCCGGGAAATAACAAATGGATTTATCCCGGTGGGTTCACATAACGTGTCAAGAGTTAGGTCCGTGAATCAATTCAGAGGGGACCAACTAACGGCAACCAATCACGAGAATGAATACTCAATCACTATGATTAAAAATAGTTTTAATTATAATGTGGTTGAAATCAAAACAACTGCGTATGACGAAGAGAACTTTATATTGGTTACTACCTTGAGCGACGAACAAATACAAAACGTTATTCTACCAATCGTAATGGACGAACGGGACAATCAGGTTGAGTATGATAACGAAGAACTACTTCAGGCTTTGCGTAATACGTATCCTAATGCAAGTATTGAAATGATAACAACATTAAAAGTTCTTGAATTTTAATCAAGAAAAAAGTTGTAGTATTAAAAAAAGTATTATCTTTGCACCATAAATCAATTAAATTAAAATCTATGAAACGTATTTTATTGTGGTTAAAGAGTTTCTTTAACAAAAAAGAAATTGTTGGTTATTCAAATGTAGACATCATATTGGAGTTGGCCGAAGAACACGGCTCACTTATACCGCACGGATTTGATGGGAACGTTAATGGGTATGACACGGCAATCGTGGGAATTACCGATGATGGTCAGTTAGTTTATTCCAAAGAAAAAATGGTTGAAATCACGGCAGTTGTCGGGGACATGAGTGCGGAAGATGCTTGGGAATTTTTAGAGTACAATACCTTTTGTGCATACGTTGGGGAAAAGACCCCACTTTACATTACAACATATTAATTAATATAAATCAATTTAGAAATGGCAACAATCGTAAAATTAACTTACACACAAACTGGTGCAACGACATTAGTGAACTTGGACAATATGAAAACCGCATATAGAATCTTTGAAAAAGAGAAACAAGTTCCCGCAACAAGAATCAATTTCGCAACAAATGATTTCATTATCGTTGATGAAGAATTGAAAACAATTGACGAATTGAATGAGGCACATAACAATGGCGAGTATCAAGCTATTGATTGGACAGAAGAATCACCAAAAGAAGAATCAAATAAATCAATTAAACAAAGATTGGTTGCTGACTTTAAAAAGAATACAAGAAGTGCAAATGTTGAACCATTAAAAAACTATTAAGATGATAGCATTTATTCAACAATTTTCAGACGAACCGCTATGGTTAAAATTAATATTGGTGTTTTACGTACTTTGTTTAATCGGGTTTATTGTTTCATACACACTTGCGGTTTACTTACGTATCCGTGAATGGCTTAAAAATTAATCTTATGGTAAGAATTATAGAATCTTTCGTTTGGACTTGGAAGAACGATAGAAAAGAATTTTGGGAGGGGATTATTGGTATTTGCATATTATCATTTCTCTTTTGGCTTGTGCTTTGGTTTATTATACCAACATTCGCCTACGATATGTAGATTTGTGGGGAATCTATTATTTTTCTTTATTTTGTTTAAACGGAGGCACTTGCTTCCGTTTTTTTTTGTTCTATTGTTTTTCAGGATCACTTTGATCAAAATCGGCTGCTTCAGGTCGAGATCCCCGTGTAAAAAATAATTTAAAATAAATTAACATTTTGTTTGTACAAAGAAATTATTTTGTATATTTGTCCCGTTAAATAATTAAATCTATTTGTTATGGCAAACTATTGTTGGAATAATATCGAAGTAAGTCCTAGTGGAATGAGTGAGTTAGACACCAAGAACTTTAAAAAGTTTTTAGGTAAGATTGTTTTTATGGAAGATGAACTTGGCAAAGAGGGGGACGTATTTGAATACTTCTTGGGGAAAAGACCCGAAGACGTGGATTCAGTAGCATATTATGGTTGTCGTCCAATTGATTACGTTAGCGACTTCCTTTCTCAATGTGAAGTTGATAACCTTGACGATACTTTTTTCTGTGCTGGGTTCGAAAGTTGTTGGTCGCCACCCGAAGGATTCTGTCAGATGTTGTCTGAAATGTATCAGGTTTCAGTTAAAATAGTTTATGATGAATCAGGTAATGATTTTTCGGGACACGCACAATACACCAATGGCGAAACTGACTTTAAAGAATCTTGGGCATACCAAGAGGGACTTTACAATATGGATAAAGATTGGTTTTGGAACGAAGTTGAATGTACAATCGAATATTGTTCAGAAGAAGAAATGGACGTGGACGAATTTCTTGAAGACTATGGTTTCTTAAGTCAAACTGATTTGAAAGAATTGAAAGAGAAATACGTTGATGCTTTGAATAAAATTTTAACAGAAAATAAATAGATTAATTTATTGTACAAAGAAATAATTTTGTATATTTGCTAACTGAAATCAATTAAATTATATATTATGAAAGGAACACTAAAGTTAAGAGAAAGAGTTGAATCGGCAAAGTTCGGGGTTGTCTTCCCTGCTAATGTTGAATTAGAATGTTTTGTTGATGCCGAAATGAGAATATTCGCATACCACCCAACAATGAAGAATGTATGTATTCGTATTGGAGAAATGAATCAATATGAATTTAAACAAGTTGAATTTGTTAAACCCGAAAACGTATAGCTATGAGTACAATTAGAGTTACAAAAAACGATAGTTTTGTTTGGTTGTTAGTAAGTGAGAAAGCCAAAGAGATTTTTGCATCAGGGTTGTTCGCTTTGTATGTTCTTTATGATGACGATAGTGAATCGTTGATTGATGACTATGGACAATTGGACAATGCGTTGGCTAATGGTTTGAGTATTGGGATTGAAGTTGGATTTTTAAATTAATCAATATGTTATTTGGTATATTTGATTTGGTTTGGGAACTAATAGAATTAATAGTAAAATTATTAATAAAGGTTTTTAAAAAAGAATAATATGGAAAAGAAATATCCTGCAAAGAAGTATCAGGTAATTTCACCTGACGGCATAACAATCGAATTTGCAACGCCGTATTACAGAAGTAAGAAGAAAGCCATCGAGGCGTTTAATAAATGGAAAGCTCAATACGAACGTCAGGGCTATTATAGCTCAAGCCGACACGGGAGAATCCCATTAAATGAGTTGGAACAATATTGTGATTTTAAAGTATTTTAATTATGGAATTTATACCAGCAAGTGAAACCGCGAAGCAAGAAGTGTTGTCTTACGCGAAAACCCAGATCCGCGTGTACGGGGTAGATGTGAATAAAGCTCCAGACGATGCTCTGGAGTCAGGTAATACAGAACGCTTCATGGAAGAAGCTGAAGCTCAAGGTCTGGTCTGGAGTCTGGCAGGGTTCCAGCTTCAGTTTAATTCTGGTGAGCTTAACCAAGATAATATTTTAATTAAAATAATTTAACATTTTGTTTGTACAAAGAAATTATTTTGTATATTTGCACCGAAGTTTAATCAATTAAAT